GACGCCGATCACGTTGAGGAACTGGTTGCTGAAGGTGTAGCGGGTCTGGTCGCCGAAGAAGCCGACGGTGCTGTCGCGCACCTGCCCCGTGGCCACCAGCTGCACGAAGCTGCAGGCCACCCGGCGCCGGCCGTAGATGACCGGGATGGGCGTCGTGGCCCCGCGGACGTTGATCTCGGGACCGGGGGCGCGCTGCTGCTCGGGCTGGTCGAGGCCGAGGGCCTTGGTCAGGCCGAAGGCGACGAGGCCGCCGACGATCTGCGCGCCGATGGTGCCCGCCAGCCAGATGACCGAGGCGCTGGTCCCGACCAGGTAGCCGGCGATGAGGGGGATGGCCTGGGGCATCAGCGGAGCCCCATGACGGCGGCGCCGGGCATTGCCAGCAGGGCGCCGGTGCGCACCAGGATGACGCCCCAGTGCGGGTCGCCCGACAGGCTGTAGCGGCCGAGGCACAGGTGGCAGCACTCCGGCCACGAGTCCCGCGGCACCAGGATGACGTCGCCACACCGCTGGAAGCCGGGGTCTACCTCGACCAGCCCGTAGGCCGTCAGGACGCTGGACGGCAGCTCGCGCTCGGCCACCTTCCAGGCCCCGGCCTCGGTCGCCCACCGGTAGTCGGGGAAGTCCCGGCCGGTCAGCAACTCCAGCCCGCGCATGGTCAGCGTGGCGCAGTCGGTCTGCCCCCACTCGAACGGCAGGCCCTTCATGCGCTCCGCCCACTCGATCAGTGCGGCGCTCACCCGAACAGCCCCCGCCGGGGTGTGCGCGGGGTCTCCCGCGTGATGCTGGTCGACCGCCCCCAGAAGATTTGCGCGGGGATCTTCTCGACGTGCTCGAAGCCGCGGTCACCGGGGAACAGGGACTGCTGCTCGGCGTCGTTCGTGTGGCGGCCCGGCAGGCGCTCGAAGTCGGCCCAGGCGCTGCTGCACTCGATGCTGCAGGTGCAGGTGCCGCCCTCGGGGTCGGTGGCAATCACCGGCCGGTTCATGCGGCCCTCGAAGACCATGACGGGGTCCGCCACGACGTTGTGCGCCTCGTCCAGCATGGCCAGGCGCACGCGCACCTTGCGGTCGAAGTAGTTCTCGAGCAGCAGCGTGGCGATGACGACCTGGTCGACGCCGGACAGGGTGATGGTGCAGCTGTTGACCAGCAGCTCGCTGGTCTCGCCGAAGCCGCCCACGGACAGCGGGTACTGGCTGGACGGGTAGAGGGTGCCGTTCCAGGTCACGGGCCGCCAGGCGTCCGTCATGTACACCCACGGCTGGAAGTCGAACTCGAGCAGGTGCACCGGCCGGTTGACGGCCTTGCCCCACTCGGACCTCACGGCGCTGGTGCTGGAGCGGGGCACTAGAACACCTCCGTGAGGATGACTTCAAACTCGGGCACGATGACGCACTGGTCGTAGCTTGCCTCGATGGTGTCGCCGGTCAGGACCATCTGAAACAGCGGGCTCACCGTGATCGTGGCGTTGTCCGGCGGGCTCCCGCGCAGGCGGGGCGTGACGGGGATGGTGGCCTGGCCGCTGCCGTTGCTGCTGACGTCGGCCGTGACCATGTGCACCTTGGCCTGGCCCTCAAACTGGATCAGGTCGCCCTTCATGAGGACGACCTTGTTGTTGCCCCAGCCGTCCGACACGACCGAGGTGCCGGACTGGCCGCTGCCGTTCACCAGCGGGGTGCCGGCGGTGTCGCCGCGGGCCGCGAAGCTCGGCACGCGCACCGAGAACGGCTGCGCACTGATGGACTGGGTAACCAGGAACGCCAGCAGGGGCGCGAAGCTCGCCCGGGTCATGGCGCCGTACTGCAGGGTGATCTGGAAGGCCTGTACGCCGCGGCTGCGGGCCTGGCGGCGCAGGCTGTTGGTGACCGAAACGTATGAAGGTGCGTAGCTGCCCAGCACCGCGCTGCGCCACGCCGGGCTGGTCGGGTAGTCGGGCGTCCCGACGTCCATGGTGTTGACGTAGCGGGGGCCCGGAACGGAGTTGACGTACCGCTCGTCCTTGTCCGTGTTGACGTATCGGACCTGCGGCATGGGTTACGCCATCGCCGGGCGGCGCCCGGTCCGCTGCACGGCCCCGCGAATCATCCCGACGATCTGCCCGCGGTTCGCCTGGATGACGGACGCCGCGGTGCCCGGGTCCAGGCTGTTGACCTGGAACGTGACGTTGACCGTCTGGCCACCCATGGCCCCGTTGGGGACGATCTGCCCCGACTGCCGGGGCACGAACAGCTCCGGCCCGCGCTCGCCCACCATGTACGGGCTGCCGGCGGCCACGGGGCCACCCATGGCGCGGCCGGGTAGCTTGAAGCCACCGGACAGGGGCCCGAGGATGGCGTCGATGAGGGGCTTGCTGACGGACTGGTAGAACAGCGCCTTCGCGATGGTCTTCGCGAGGTTCTCGAACATGTCGCCGATGTCGCCGGTGGCGTCGAAGAACACGTCGGTCAGCTCGTTGGCGAAGCCCTCGGCGGCGGTGCGGATGGAGTCCAGCAGTTCCGTGTTCGCGTCCTTCAGGTTGTCGTTGACGCCCGCCAGCTCCTTCTGCGCCTCGGCGTAGTCCTTGCCCGCCTGGATGGTCGCCCGGCCCGCGGTCTCGGCCGACAGCCCGGCCTCGCGCTGCAGCCGGTCAATCTCGGCGAGCTGCTCGGCGTACTGCTCGAACGGTGTGCGGGTCTGCTCGATGACGCGCAGGACCGAGGCCTGGTCGTCGGCGTATTTCTTGGAGGCCTCGCCGGCGAGAAACTCCGTGATGGTCGTGAACTTGTCCTCGACCTCCTTCAGGGCCTTGCCGGCGCCCTTGGCCGCCTTCTCGACCTCCCGCAGGGCGGTCGGATTGCCGACCCGGGGGCCGGCGGGGTCGGACGGCAGGTTGGGCGGCAGGTTGGCGCCCATGCCCGGCAGGCCGCCGAAGTTGATGCCGCCGAACGACGACTGGGGGCGCACGAACCGCGGCGGCGGGCCCGCCCGGGTCAGGCCCTCGTAGAGGTCCTCGCCGAGCTGGATGGCCACGGCCGTGACCTGGGCGACGTTCGCCAGCACGCCGCGGGTGAAGAGGTCCCAGTAGTCCCCCGCCCGGCCCAGGGCCGCCGCCTGGTCGTCCCGCAGGACGGCGTTGACCGACTGCAGCTGCCCTTCGATGTCCCGCAGGCCGTCGCTGCCCTTCTTCAGCAGCGGCGACAGTTCGGCCGAGCTGCGGCCGAGGATCTGGAACTGCAGCGCCAGGCGCTCGCTGGGGTTTTCGATCTGGCGCAGCTGGTCGGCGATGATGCCGAGCTGGTCGTCGAGGGGCAGCTGGGCCAGCTTGGCGGCGTCCACGCCCAGGGCCCGGAAGGCCTCGGCGGCCTTCTTGTTGCCGGTGGTGGCGGCGGCCGTCTGCCGGGTCAGGAAGCCCAGCGCGCTTTCGAGGTTCTCGAAGGTGGTGCCCGCATCCTTGGCGGCGAGGTTCAGCGTCTGGATGACGCCCACCGACACCCCGAACTTGTCGGCGGAATCCTCCAGCGCCCCGCCGAACTCGATGGCCGCCGACGCCGCCCGGGTCAGGGTGGCGCCCAGGGCGGCAAAGCCGGCGAACCCGGCCAGGGTCTTGAAGGACCGCGTGATGCGGCTGATGCGGGTATCGACCGAACGGAACGCCTGGGCCGTCTGGTCCTGCGCTCGAATCAGGTACTCAACTGTCGGACTTGCCATGTCGGATCCGCCACCACGCCTGCCACTCGATGAACTCGCCTACCGTCAGGTCTTCGACCTCGTCCACCGTCTTGTGGAGCATCGCGGCGAGATCGAAGAGCGCCAGCCGGTGTGGATCCGCCCTCAGTTTTTTTCGGCGTCCTCCGCAGGCTCGTCGCCGGCCTGCATCGCCACCACCACCCGCGCCACGACCTCGGGGCCGTAGGGGCCCATGCCGTGGCTGCAGAGCTTCTCGAAGTCCTCCTCGTCGAACAGCGGGGCGCCGTCGGCATCCTTGGCCCGGACCACCAGCTGCCGGGCAATGCGGGAGAAGTTGTCCTTCTCGGCATTGATGACCGACAGCTGGCGCAGGGTGAGCGGGTAGACGTAGAGCGTCAGGTCCCACTCCGGCACCGGCACCGCCCGCAGCTTCTTGCGGTCGAACTCCTGCCCGATCTTCGCGGCGAGTTTGCCCATTACGGCAGAGCCGTCGCCGTCATGGCGCCGTTGACCGCGAAGCCGAACGACACGCCGACGATGCCGTCGACGCCGCCCGCGTCCGGGTTCCGCGACACGACCGTCGCGCCCGCCGTGGGCGTCTTGTAGTACGGCTTGGTCGAGCCCGTGGCGTTCGGGTAAATCTCGATGATGATGGCGTTACCCACCACGAACATGTTCTGGCCCGTGGTGTCGGCCATGTCCAGCCAGCACTCGATGGTGCCGGTGGTTTCCTTGGCGCCCGCGACGAACTTCTTGGTGCAGTCGCCCATGGCCGAGGCGTCCAGCTGCTCGCTGGTCTCGGTGAACGACCAGTTCCGCAACTCGCCGACGGCCACGGTGCCGCCGGTCGCCCCCACTGCCTTGACCTTCACTTTGCCGTTACAACCGCGATACGTCGCCATGTCTGGCTCCTTCCTTAGACCGCAACACCCGGGACGCCTTCAGCGGTCCGGTAGATGACCTCGAACACCATGTCGATGACGCCGAGGTCCTGGTCCCCTTCGCCGTCGACCTCCAATACCTGCGGCCCGAGCCGCACGCCGTGGGCCAGGCCGCCGAGACTCGTGTCGGCGAACAGGGCCTCCTCCACCTCGGCCGCCATGGCGTCGAGGCTGTCTTCGAGCTGCGGGCCGTCGATGCGGCGCGCATAGCCCTGCACGTGGACCTCCAGCACCCGCACGACCGTCGTGCCCATGGCGCCGTTGTCGTAGTCCGGCGAGTCCTGCCGGGCGAACACGCACAGCGCCGGCAGCTCGAGGCGGTCCAGTGGCAGGACCCGGGACTTGTAGACCCGGGCGCCAGTGGAGGTCAGACCGGTGACCACTGACGCGACGGCATCCCGTAGCTGTTTGCGTACATGTGTCACTGGATCGCCTGGAGCCGGTGCACGGTCTCGCCGTAGCCGTCCGGCCTGACCTCCGTCACTCGATACCGCACCCCGCGCACGGTGATGGCGCTCCCCTTCACCTGGGCGTCAGCGTCCTGCGTTCTCAGCAGGGGCTCGCTGCCCATGGCCACCACGTACCCGCCGGCGCCCATCTCGCGGAACTCGGC